AACCTATCTTCAAGAAAAATTCAGTAGTCTTAATGTTTGCTGCTAATTTAATTTACAATTTTGATTCAATTAATTATTTTTCGCAAGACAAAAGAGTAATGAAAACTATTTATGAAAAAAGTACACATGAAGACTTTTTGTATGTGGTTAAAAAGATAAATAAAGTTGTTGGATATTTTATCAAAATGTTCACACAACAAAATATAAAAGAAAAAGATTTCAATCAATTTATTAATAATTTTATAAAAGGGGAGGTGAAAATAGATGACTAAAAAGAAAGAAAAAATAGTCGATGATAAAAAGGGTGTTAAATTACCAAGTGAAGAGGTGTTAACTCCTTATGAGGCAATGGATTTAGCCGATGAAGGGCAAATCATTAACGAATTAGAAGGTAAGTTAACTGCTGAAGACATGGAAACCTTTGTTTATAGTTTTCCCGACAAATCAACTGGCAGAAATGTTACTGGTTTATCTTGGAAAGGAACTAAAGCAACTTGGTGGGAGTTAAACAGTAAAAAGTTAACTAACATGACAATCACCGATAAGATGAAAATCACACAAGGTGATGGATATGTTGATGTTGCTGTTTATGCTTACGACAAGTTAAGAAATATTGGTACTTGGGGTATGGCTAGAGGCTATACTTCAATGAAAACCAGGGGTAGTTCAATTGTCGATAGGTTTGCTTCTGCTAAAGCAATGAGTAAAGCTCAAAGAAACGCACTTAACCACTTATTTCCTAGCGAGTTGGTAGCAAAAATTATTCAAAAATGGATTAAAAAAGGCAATGTTAGGCAATTAACGCCAACCGCCGTTTCTCAAGTTCAAACCAATGTTGCTAGATCGAGTAGCGCAAGAGCAGGATATCCCACACAACCAGAGTTAATGAAAAAGTATGGGATGCAAGATGGACAAGTATCTCCAAAATGTCCAAGTTGCGGTTCTGAAATGAGAATAATGGAAAGAAAAGACAAAACAGGAATTTTTTGGAGCTGTCCTAATTGGAGAAGTAAAGGTTGTAAAGGCTACAATATTGATGATATTGATATTGAGGGTACGATTACCATGAATAAAAAAACTGAAAAGCAACCTACCGCACAAGAAAAGCAAGACATAGAAAAAACAATGCCTTTCTAGTATCAAATTCAAGAGCTTTTTGTAAAAGCTCGCAAGAGGCTCTTGAGTTGACTTATTATAAGTAAAGTTATTAATTTAACTTGACATGAACAAAAAACCGAGAGTTATCTTCAAAAAAAAGATAAATCCTTTGCGTCTTATTAGATGTTTTAAATGCAAAAGATACATCTTACCGCTACGAAGAAGAGTTATTGTTGGTGTTAAGTTCACTTCAAAAGTACTTAGTTACACTATGTGTATGAGGTGTTATAGGAGAAAATATGAAAAAATTTCCAGGAGTTCCTAAAGAACCAATGACCACAGTTAACGGAATCGAATACAAAGATAGTCCCGAAGATATCATTAAAAAGTTATCTGAGCAAGTCGAAAAGTTAAAAGAAAACAAGCATAGTTATTATTGTGTCATTCCTTGGAAAATTTTAACCGACAAAGCGATAAGTTCTAGTGCCAAATTACTTTATGGAGAAATTTCTGCTTTATCTAATAAAGAAGGCTATTGTTGGGCAAGTAATAGTTATCTTTCTAAAATAATCGGAATCAAAAGTCCAACAAGGATTAGTGTATTACTTCGTAAATTAAAAGAAGCTAATTATGTTTCTCTTGAAATCAATAAAAGTGATGGAAATAAAAGAAAAATTTGGATTCATCACCCTATTGCTCAAAACAACAATAGCTATTGCTCAAAACAACAAGAGGCTATTGCTCAAAACAAGAAGAAAGATAATATAAATAAAGAAAATATAAATTATAAGAATATAAAGAAGCAAATTGTTGAAGTAAAAGACGACAAACTCGTTGTTAATGGAAAGGAATTTAATAACTTAATTGCTTTGTTTGAACCCGTTAATCCTAGCTTTGAGAGATTGTTCCCAAACAAAGGGCAAAGATCCGCACTTGAGCGGTTAATCGAGAAACACGGACACAAAAAGATTAAGTGGATTCTTGATAAATTACCTGCAATGGCAAAAATGCCATATGCTCCAGTAGTTACCACGCCATATCAATTAGAACAAAAGTTAGGACAAATTATTATATTTTTAGGTAGAGAAAACAACAAAGGAGGAGGAGTAACAGATGCAAGAGATATTGGATAACACCAAAGATGATTTGTACGATGAAGAATGGAAAGTCATTGTTTCAACTAAAGGTGAATATCAATTAAGTAAAATACAAGCTAGAATTGTAATGCAAGCAATTGCTCGCAAAGAAAAAGCGGTTGTATTTAAAACATTTACGATACTCATCCCGTTTATAGCTGAGTTTTATAGAGTTAGAAGGTTTCTGAAAGACGCCGTTCAATTAACCGAAAGAGCAGGTGAAGCTGAATATAAACCAATAGATCCTGTAAAATTCGCTAAGTGGAAAAAAGAAATTTATAAAAAAATAGGAGGAAAATAATATGTACGGAAGATTAACTTATGATCCAGTCGCAGATAAATTACAATGTGATTACCCTGTAACGGATAAAAAAGGTAAATTAGTAAAATGTGGTGTGTGGAGAGACAATTTGGCGAAACACATAAACATGCAACACAAAATTACTGTTAAAGAATATAAACAGACGATGGGTTTAGATGCGAATTTACCCTTAGTGTCAAAAGGACTTCAATCAAAATGGCGTAAGGCTAACAAAGAATTAAAACTTTATAAGAATTTAGAAGGAGGTAATGCACATAGATTTAAAAAGGGAGAGAATATAGTTCAAAGTTATAAACGCAGTACTCAAACCAAAAGAAGATTGAGAACATTAAAACTTAATAATTCAAGGATTGAAAAAAGATCCAAAATATAATATAATTAAAAGGAAAAGGAAAATATGAAAAAAGAAGATAAAAAAAAGAAAATTTACTCTACGACAAACTTTCATATCGCTAGTTGGTTACTACAAAACGATATTGAATTAGTAGATATTGATTGGGCGGATAAAAGGAGAGCACAATTCGTTTTTGATGACTTCAAAGATAGAGAAACCTTGATACAAAACTTTTTTAAAGACATTAAAATACAAAGAAAAATCACATCAGATCAAGAGCTAAAAGCTCGAATGTATGCCGTGAACCCTCCAATCGAATATGACAGAAAATAATAAAGAAAATCGAAAGAGTAATGGGACTTTTTTAAAAGGATATATTCCTTGGAATAAAGGGAAAAAAGGTGTCTATTCAAAAAAAACTTTAGAGAGAATGAGTAGTTCTAGTAGAAAGTATTCTTTAAATCAAGATTATTTTAATCAACCATTAGATGAAACCAGAGCATATTGGATTGGGTTCTTGATAGCCGATGGCGGTATTGTTGACAACCAGGTTAGTTTAAATTTAAAAGATAAAGATCATATTGAAAAATTCAGGATAGCCATAAACTATGGTGGTTTGATTGGATATCGTAGATATAAAGGATTATATGGTCGTAAAGAAAGATATGATGGTTGGTCACTTCAAGTAAGGTCTAACAAAATGGTTGATTCTCTCGCAAAATTTGGTATTGTTTCTCGAAAATCTTTTAAAACATATATTCCAAATCTTCCCCAAAGTTTACTTAAACCTCTTTTCAGAGGGTTGGTTGATGGAGATGGTTGTATTTTTAAAACCAATCAGGGATGGTGGGGGCTCAATTTAGTAGGGACAAAACAAATAGTAACTTCTTTTAAAATTTGGATAAACAAACAAACAAAAAACACCAAGGGTTCAATATCTAAAAAAGAAAAGATATGGATAGTAAGATTTGGAGGGAATCCTTCAACATGGGAAGTTGTAAATTTGTTATACAAAGATGCTTCTCAAGAAATTAGATTAGAAAGAAAATATTTTAAATATTTAGAATTTAAAAAAGAATATGACAGATCTAAATAGAGTAATACGGAAAATCAATAAAAGGTTTGGCGAAAATACAATCGGCAAGATTGGTAAAATGCCAACCATTAAGACTGAAAGAGTATCTTCTGGTTCTCCTTATCTCGATTGGGCAATCGGTGGCGGTTGGCCTTTAGGTAAAACGATTGAATTATACGGGCCTTATTCTTCAGGAAAATCTTTAATTGCTCTTAGAACTATTGTTCAGGCTCAAAAGTTAAATAAAAGATGTGTTTATCTAGATGCTGAGAATGCTTTTGATCCCAACTTTGCCAAATTAGTTGGTGTTGATGTAGACAATTTAACTATTTCTCAGATATCTGCTGGTGAAGAAGTTTTTGATATTGTCGATATGTTACTTGAATCTGATGTGTCTATTATTGTTATCGATAGTATCGCAGCACTTGTGCCTAAATATGAGATAGAAGAATCGATAGAAAAGCAAACAATGGCATTACAGGCTAGATTAATGTCTAAAGCACTTCGTAAACTAACAGGAAAAGCAGCCAAAAATAAGACATTAATTTTTTTCGTTAATCAGATTAGAGAGAAGCTAGGATGTTTCCAATATTACACAAGAATTGTTTTAGAAAATGGTAAAACAGCAAAAATAGGATATTTAGTTAATAACAAAATTAAATGTAATGTGCTTTCTTATAATGTTGAAAAAAACACTATTGAACCTACACCAATTACTAATTGGTTTACAAATGGCAATGCTGATTATTTTCTTCATTTTAGATTTAGAAAACCACAAGGGAGAGGTAAGGGCGAATTAAGTTGTACCCCCGACCACAAAATAATGGTTAAACCAGGTATCTATAAAAAAGCAAAAGATATAAAAGTAGGCGATAAAATATTAACTGTGATAAATGATTGGATACCAAGCAATATTCAAAAAGAAATTCTAATTGGCGGATTATTAGGTGATGGTTGTTTGAGAAAAGTTGGTAGAGAAAAGTATCAATATCGAGAAACTCATTGTAAAGAACAAGATGATTATATCCGTTGGAAATCTAGTTATTTTGACACTAAAACAATGGGAAGACACAAATATGGTGGATTATATTTTGAAACATTTTTAAGCACAATATTTGAACAGCAATATATTAAATTTTATTTAGGTGGTAAAAAAGTTAAAGTGCCAAAAGATATTAAATTAACTCCTTTAATTTTAGCTATTTGGTATCAAGATGATGGATATCTTACAGGAAATAAAAAAAGTGGTAAGAAATCTATAAATTTATGTACCAATTCTTTTAGATTACAATCAATAAAGAATTTACAGATAGCATTAAAAGAACAATTTAATATTGAAACAGGTACCAAAACAAGAAAGCATAATTCGGAAATTGAACTGACTTTAGGAAGAAAAGATACTTTAAAGTTTTTTGAGATATGTAAATATCTTATTCATCCATCAATGTATTACAAATTACCATCTTATTTATTACTTGACCGAATAGAATATATGGATATGAAGGTAATGAGGTGGAAATTTGATCCACCACAATATGAATATGAAAAAAAAGAATTGATTACTAAATATGCCTATGTTACTCATAAATATAATAAACCACAAACGAGAAGTATGGTTAAATTTGATATAGAAACAAAAAATCATAATTATTTAGCTGATGGGGCTATTGTTCATAATTCATATGGCAACCCCGAAATAACGAGTGGCGGTAGATCTTTAGGTTTTTATGCTTCTTTGCGGGTTGAGGTTAGACGAGGTGAGTTTTTGACGGACAATAAGAGAAAAATTGGACAGCAAGTCAAGTTTAAGGTAACGAAATCCAAAGTTTGTCAACCATATAGGGATGGTTATTTTTTGTTTTATTATCCTGATTTAAAGAATCCTGATTTAGAATTGTTTGATAATGCTGATGAATTGGTTTCTATGCTTTTACTACATGGCAAAATCAAGAGGCGTGGCAGTTATTACGATGTTTTAGGTGAAACATTTCAGGGCAGAGAAGAATTAGAAAGTGAGATTAGGAGTAATAAAAAGTTTAGAGTGAAACTTAAAAAACTATGAAGTTCCATAAATTTGCAGAAATATTTCCCATGATGAGTGATGACGAATTTGCCGAACTTAAAGTAAGTATCAAACAAAATGGATACGACAAAAACCATCCAATATGGGTTTATGAGAATCAAGTTTTAGATGGACGAAACAGACTAAAAGCATGTAATGAACTTGGTATAAAAGCCGTATATGAAAAATATTGTGGTAACAATCCACTTCATTTTATTATCCAAGAAAATCTACATCGTAGACATTTAACTACGAGTCAAAGAATTATAATAGCATGTGAGTTAAAAGAGAAACTCGAGAAAGATATCAAAAATAAAAAAATATCTGATGGTAAAAAATATAAAGACTATCAAGAAGCTATCAAGTATTTAGATGAAGAAAAACAAAAAAATATTAGTATGGCGATTCATAGTTATTTAGAAAATGATTTCGATACACAACAAAGGATTAAACGACATGAAAAAAACTTAGAAAGAAAAAGAGACAACAGAAAAGTCTATTTTGCATATGACGAAAATGAATTAAAAATTGGAGTGTCCGCATCCCCAGAATCACGAATTAATCATTTAAAAACAGCTAGGCCAAATATTAAATTAATTGGTTACATAAATGGAGGATATGACTTAGAGACAAAAATATCAAAACAATTTACCAGAATATCTGGTGAATGGTTCGTATTTGACGATGATGCTAATTATAAAGTTAAATATATTTTGGGTTTAGTCAAAAATGACAAAACCCAAAGAAATGCCAGAAAAGAGGCATCTAAAACATTAAGAGTAGGCGAAGGATCGATATTTAATGCTGAAAAAATAAAAGAAAATTCACCAGAGGATTTCGAGGCCATAAAGCGTGGTGAGAAAAGTATCAATGAAGTGTCTGTTAATCTTAAAAAGGCACATGTATCTTACAGTAGTGGAGAGAATGAGTGGTACACACCATCAAAGTTTATAGAATCAGCCAGAAAAACAATGGGAAGTATTGATGTCGATCCAGCATCGTCTAAAATGGCTAATAAAGTTGTTAATGCGACAAAATACTATACAAAGAAAACAAATGGGTTAAACAACGAATGGATAGGCAACGTGTGGATGAATCCACCATACGCACAACCATTAATTAATGAATTTTCACAAGCGTTGGAAAAAAATCTGAAGAATAAGAAAACAAAACAGGCAATTGTATTGGTAAATAATGCTACTGAAACAGAATGGTTCCAAAGAATGATGAAACTATGTCGTGCAATATGTTTTCCCAAGGGAAGGATTAAGTTTATGGATATAAACGGCAAATTAGGTAATGCACCACTACAAGGACAGGCAATATTGTACTTTGGTGAAAATATAAAACTATTTAAAGAAAATTTTAATAAGTACGGAAAAATATTATGGAACGAGGAGCAATAAAAAACAAAGAAGGTGCCAGTATATTATGTGATTTTACTGGACTTCAATATGGGAAAATAACACCTACAGATTTAGATGGATTTGTCGATTTTGGCAATAAAATATTTGTACTTATTGAATGTAAAGGGGGAGATGCAAAAATGCCATACGGTCAACAATTAGCACTTGAAAGATTAGTAGACAACTCAAAAGTAAAATCTTTGTTAATTGTAGCTAGATGGGAAAAGTTATCAAAAGGATTTATCGATGTATCAAAATGTAAAGTAACACAAATAAGGTTTGCAGGAAAGTGGCATAAAATACCAAAAACAACAGTTAGAGAAATCGTAGATAGATTTGTCGAAAAATATGCACCAGAATATAATCATTAAAAATTATTAAAATTAAAAACAGGAGATAATTATGTCAAGAAGCTTAAACAAAGCACAATTAATAGGTAATTTAACAAAAGACCCTGAGTTAAGATATACTCCAAGTGGTACGCCCGTTTGTAACTTTTCAGTAGCAACTAATCGTAATTGGAAAAATGCAAAGGGAGAGGCTCAAGATGAGGCAACTTTTCACAAAGTCATTGCTTGGAGCAAATTAGCAGAGATATGTTCTCAGCTATTAACGAAAGGCAGAAAGGTTTTCATTGAAGGACGAATATCTAACAGAAATTGGGAAGATCCACAGGGACAAAAACATTATGTAACAGAAATTGTTGCAGATGAGTTAATATTATTAGACAGTAGAGGAAAACAAGTTGGAGCTGCTCTCCCAAATGAACCAGCACCACCCGAACCTGAACCTTCTCCCGTAGATGAAAAGGTTGAGGATATTATCATCCCTGATGATTTTGGAAAAGATAAAAAGGACGATATTAAAGAAGAAAAAGACGCATTAATTAAAGAAAAAGACGATGACGTATTACCATTTTAATAATTTAGGAGGTGAATAATTATGTTATTAGCAGGCGCTGAAGGTGGATATGTTTTTGAAGAAGTTGTTCCCACCGCAACAAATACAGCAACATTAGTAGAACCCGTTCCTACCCCCGTTAATTTGCTTTCAGACGAAAAGAAAGAACTTAACGGCTTAAATTATTGGATTTTTCTAGTAGTAGTTGCTGTTTTAATGGCCGTTAGTATGATTTCCATATTTAAAAAGAGAAAGTGAAAACTTGGCAAAAAAAACTTGATATTTCTTGGCATCTATGTTATACTTAACACAAGATGCCAATAGGAATATATAAACGTACAAAAAAGCATTTAGAAGTTATGAGTAAAATCACAAAGCAATTGTGGCAGAATAAAGATTATAGAAAAAAACAAATTGAGGCTCATAAAGGTCATAAATTTAGTAAAGAAACAAAAAAGCGCATGAGTGAAGCTCGGAAAGGGAAAAAATGCCCATGGGCTGGCAAATACAAAAAAACGGAAGATCATAAAAGAAAATTATCAGAAGTTCATAAAGGAATGAAAAAACCATGGGCGGGGAAATATAAACGTACTTTAGAAACTAGAAAGCATATGAGTGAACAAATGAAAAAGTCTGGGAGAAAACCTCCTTCTCAATTAGGAATGAAAGGAAGTAAAAGTGGCGGTTGGAAAGGTGGGGTTACAAAGAAAAATACTTTAATTAGAAATAGTAGAGAATTCGATCTTTGGCGGAAGTCTGTTTTTGCCAGAGATAATTATACTTGTCAGAAAACAGGAAAGAAGGGTGGAGAATTACATCCTCACCATATTCAAAATTTTGCTCAATTTCCCGAATTAAGATTTGTAGTTAGTAATGGAATTACATTAAGCGAAAAAAGCCATAAAAAATTTCATAGAATATATGGAACAAAGAATAATACCAAAAAACAAATAAAGGAATTTTTGGAAAATTAATTATGAGTAAAACCACTTGGCAAAAAAAGGAAATTAAAGACGCTAAACAATTTGGTGGACGACGCACTCCTAAAAGTGGAGGGTTTTGGTCGTTCGCAGGGGATGTCGTAACGAAAGACTACCTAATCGATTCTAAGACAACCGATAAAGAAGGATTTCGGATAACATCGAGTGTGTGGACTAAATTGTTCAACGAGGCATTAAAATCCAGAAAGCTGCCAATATTATCAATTTTACTTATAAAGAAGGGAATTGAATTAGTAGTTCTGGATAAAAATGATTTTATTAGTTTATTAGAGAAAAAGAAATGAAAAAAGGTGATAAAGTAAAAATTATTATTGGCCCACCAGACAAAGTAGGTAAAACAGGAGAAGTAACCACTATGATGACAAATGGTGTTATAGTAAAATTAAGTGATAATAAATTTACGCCTGTTCAATTTAAACATTTAGAGGTGCTTTAAAAATGACAAGAAAATTAAATCGAGTTAAATATCTTGATGTATCAGCTGAATTACTTGGTGAAATTCTCAAAAAAGCTTCTGAAAACGCTTTACCTAAAGATGCTCAAATGATGAGGTTTAGATATGAAATAAATACTCATTGTTGGCGACTTATTATACATAGCAAAGAATTTGATCGTGTTCCCGAGGGGGCAGAAATTCCTAGACATGACACTCCAGTGATTTCTTCAGATATATTAAAATAAAAAAAAGATGTTTTGTTTGCCTTGTTTAACTCTAATTCTATATTTCGTTGTTTTGGGTATTTTTATGCCGAGTAAAAGACAATTTATTAAGGGTGCTGTATTGTGTTTTTGGAGAAAATTAACTTTACAGAAATGTACTGATGCTTTCGATATATTAATGCATACGAGATTTATAATGTGGCTTGCTGGAAAAAATCGGATGTCTTTGGCTAAATTTTTTAAGAAGAAAAGAAATTTTGACATTGCTCTTGCTATTTTGGGACTTGTTTTTATGGTATCGAATACAGTATTATTTTATTTATTATATCGATTTTTATTTATTAAAAGTCCTTGTAACGAAGGAGCGTGTCAAATATGAAACTCTGTCAGTATGAAGATTTAAGAAAACTCAATCAAGCATTGAGTAGTTTTAGTAAAAATGAAGTACCTATCATAAGCGTAAACCATTTGGTTGTTGAGGGCAAAGTTCAATATTTTGTTTTAACCAATCCTAAGTATGAACCGAAGAAAATTAAAAAGAAAATAATAAAAAAAGAAGAAAAGAAAAAGTAATTTTCTCAAAATAATGAAAGAACCTAAATTTGTAGAATGTTGTGATTGTAGTACCATCCATTATGTAATCGATAAGGATACTGCAGAAAGTCTTAAAAATAAAATGGATGAAGATTTTTTAACTCGTGATTTAACTCGCTGTTCTAGTTGTGGATCGAAAAAGGAGTTTTCAATTGTATCTGAAATTTATGTAAAACATTTGTCACCTAGTGATAAATTATTACCCATATTTTTAGATTACGATGATCTCAAAAAATCCACAAAAAATAAACACTAACGAATTTTTAGAGAGAATACAAGGACTTAAAAAACTTTTAGATTCTTCGAAATATTTAGATCGTAATACTCGGGAAAATATCGCATGGTATTGTGGAGATCAAAAACGTCAATATATTGAAAGATATTCTAATAAAGTGTGTGTTAAAATAAAATAATAGATTGGGTACTGGGTACAGGCGAAACTCCAAACTTCGCCATGCAGGGTTCGACTCCTTGACAATCTGCAATGCTGGAGAGGGGGTAAATCTTCAGCATATGCGGGATTAGTTGATTGGCACAATGACATCCTTCCAATTTGTAGAAAAGGGTTCGATTACCTTATCCCGCTCACTCGGCTCCTACCTCGAAAGAGCGTCCGATAATCCTTTGCGCTTGAAAAGATGGAGAATAAGGGGGGCAACCTAAACATTAAAACATGTTTTATTGCATGGTTGTCAACTCGATAATATTATATATTTTAGGAGGAAATCATGACTAGGTAGTCGTCAAATTTTAATTGAAGACGGCCCTTAAGGGGGTGAATAGTCGTGATCAAATCTAGAAAAATTCGTAGCGGTGGATCTCGTAAATTTGGTAGAAATGAAATCAAATGTACAAGATATCGAATGAGAAACCGCCGAGAAAGAAACAAATTAAGAAAATTAAAAAAGATTTTTCGTAAATATCCAAATAATAAACAAGTCGCTAATCGTATTAAATCGTTGGAGAAAGAATTATCTTAATTAATAATATATAATGAGATATAAACAGAGATTGGCTCAACTGGTGGAGCGGGTGCTTTGGGAGCATCAGGTTGTGAGTTCGAATCTCACATCTCTGACTTGACATCGAACCTTTTTTCTTTTACCATTAGCAATGGAAAGATTCTGGAAAAAGGTACAAAAAACGGATACTTGTTGGCTGTGGACAGCGGGCAGCAGGGGTAACGGTTATGGTTGTATCAAGTACAAAGGAAAGGTACATGATGCACATAGATTTGTTTGGTTCTTGACCCATGGGTCTTTTTCCAAAAAGTGGATATTGCATAAATGCAATAACCGCAAATGTGTCAATCCTGAGCACCTTTATGAAGGGACACCGAAACAAAATTTTGATGACATGGAGAGAGCTGGAACAAGGTTCGTCCAAAAATCAAAATATGCTTCTCCCGCAGACAGAAGAAGAAAAACGTGGATGCGGTGGTATGAAAAGGCCAAAAATGAGCCTGGCAGAGAGAGGTATAATCGGTGGAGAAAAACACAAAAGTCAAAGAAGGACAATTAGTTTAGTGGCAAAACTTTCCCCTGTCACGGGAAGATCAAGGGTTCAATTCCCTTATTGTCCGCCCATTCCAAGATCATTCAACGGTAGGATGGGTGGCTGTTAACCACCTAATCTTGGTTCGAATCCAAGTCTTGGAGCAATAGATTTGTCGTCTAATGGTAGGACTTTCGGCTCTGAACCGAAAAATTGTGGTTCGAATCCATGCTAATCTACTAACCGAAGGAAGCCAAATGGCCAGGCAACGGACTGTAAACCCGTAATTTGTTGGTTCGATTCCAACCTTTCGGACATTTGGTATAATGTGTTTAAGTATTTAAGTAAAAGTATGAATAAAGCGTGGAAAGATTTAGAAAAAACAACAGCAAAAATACTTAAGGGTAGAAGAATTATTCGTATGTCTTACAGTGAAATTAGTCCTGATGTCAAGTTAAAGGATTTTCCTTCTTTTAAGATTGACACTAAAAGGTACAAACGGTTTAGGGTATTTTCTCTTTATGAAACAGTTAAGGGGAAATATTGTAGAAAACATGGTGACAATCCAATATTAGTTTTAAGACAACATAATAAAGTTACCAAATTAGCAGTGATAGATTTAAAACTATTGGCTAAATTTTTAGATTTTGTAAGAGAAAAAGGCGGAGAGAATGACTTCAAATAATATAGTTTCAATAGCGATAATCGGACATACAGGAATGGTTGGTAATCAAGTTTATCGATGGTTTAAAAAAAGAATTTATCCTAAATATAAAGTAATGGGTTTATCTTTGGACAGGGAAACTTATAGTTGGGAAGAAATTAATCGAGATGCCGATTATATTTTTATTGCTGTCCCAACACCTTTTGACTGGAAAACAAAAGAATATAAAACAAATATTGTTGAAGAAGTTTTGGATAAAATCGATAAGAATAAAAAGGTAATTATTAAATCAACAATTGTCCCTGGAACAACCGAGAGATTACAAAAAAAGTACCCAAAATTGTTTCTTTTATTCAATCCTGAATTTCTGAGTGAAAAAACAGCAGAATCAGATTTTATTAACCCTGATAGACAAATAATTGGATTTACAAAAAAAAGCTATCCATATGCCCAAGAAGTTTTACGTTTAATCCCTCAAAGTCCTTATGATGTAATATGTACATCAGGTGAAGCTGAAATTGCTAAATATGTCAATAATTTCCATGGAGCATTAATGGTTATGTTCGCCAACTTTTTCTATGATATTTGTCAAAAAATTAATGCTGATTTTGACGTTGTTAAGGGTATTTCAACTGCGTCCAAATGGGTTGGTTCGCCAATGGGTAGAATGTATTGGGATGTATGGCATAAAGGGAAAAGGGGGTATGGAGGAAGTTGTTTCCCTAAAGACATCAATAGTTTGATTAATTGGTGTAAAGAAAATGGAATTAATACAGAAATAATTGAAGCGACACAGAAATCTAATATTCGTATATTAAAAAGTCAGGGTCTAACTGAAAAACTTTTAGAAAAAAGATAATGGAAGTAAAAAATATATCAATCCAAAAAATACATAAAGCTAAATATAATCCACGAATAATTTACGATAAAGAATTTCAGGATTTGATTAGTTCCATTAAAGAATTTGGGTTTGTTGAACCAATCGTTGTTAATACTAGAGAACATGCAGATTTTGAAAAACACCAATGGACAATCGTTGGAGGACACCAAAGATACGAAGCTGCTAAAAAAATAGGGCATAAAGAAGTTCCTGTAATTTTTGTTAACCTCTCACCACAAAAGGAAAAAATTCTTAACTTGGCATTGAATAAAATAACGGGGGAATTTGACAATACAATGTTGGCGGAGATAATGTATGGACTTGTCGAAGAAGATAAATTAACACCAGACGACATACTGGGTTTTTCTCATGAAGAAATTAGTAAACTTTTAGACACAGTTATGGATATTGGCGACGAAGATGATGATTTTGATTTAGAAAAAGAAAAAGGATTAGCAAAAAACACCAAGATAAAGAATGGCGATATATATGAAATTGGCAAACATCGATTGATGTGTGGTAACAGTACTATCATGAAATCTGTCAGGATATTAATGAACGGAGAAAAAGCCAATATGATATTTACAGATCCACCATTTAATGTAGGACTTGAATATCAAGAGTACCAAGATAACAAAACAGACGATGAATATATGAGTTTTTGTAAAAAGTTCATGAAAAATATCCATAATATAATGAGTGATAAATCATCAATTTATTTAATGATTGCCGATAAGTATACAATCCGAGTCGGTACATTATTTGAAGATTTATTTAGATTCTCACAAATATTATTTTGGGTAAAAGAAAACCCAACATTAGGTAACAGTGATTATCAATATAATTATGAGGCAATCCTTTATGGTTGGAGAAAAGGCGGTAAACATAAGTTTTATGGTGGCAATGCCGAACCAGCCGCTAACTTTGTTAAAAGGGATAGGGGTAAAGATAAAGTTGAACATCCAGCACAAAGGCCAATTGAATTAGTCAACGATTACATTAAAAACTCTAGCCAGCGAGATGAACTGGTTGTTGACTTATTTGGTGGTTCAGGAACAACAATGGTATCTGCAAATTCTTGTAATAGACGATGTTATATGATGGAGATGGATCCGATATATGTTCAAATTATTATTAATAGAATGAAGAAAATTGGAGTCGATGCCAAATTAATATAAGAAATGGCCAAACAAAAATTACCATCTACTAAAGAAATAATAGCTGAGGCTCAAAATGTTGATCCCGATAATTTCAATAAAATAGCTTTGCGTAGAAGTAAGGTTAGAGAACTTATGAGAATGGGATATGGGACTTATCAAATATTTCGTATTTTAGAAAAAGGCATTAAGGTTGACAAAAATCAGACTGTTAAAGTCCCAACATCAGTAGCATCAGTAACAAATGATATAGAATATATTAGACAAGATGAAATGGCTCAAGATATCGATTTTAATGAAAAAAGAGCTGAAGTTAAAGATAAACTTGATTTCTTATACCAGAGATCAATACAAGAATATCTACAGGCAAGAGGTGCAACGAGAGCAACTTTTATGAATACTGCTCTATCAATTTTGGGTAAAATAATGGATATGGAGGGGATTAAATCTCCTGAAAATTTAAATGTTAATCTAAATGCAGAAGCTAAAATAGCACAGTTTTCTGTAGAAATGCATAAATTAAGTAAAGATGAAAAATCTACTATTCTCACCGCAATTCGCAAAGTTCGTGAACAACGCAAGTCTGGAGGAGTTGGACACACTGGAGTTCCTAACAAACCATCCAGAGTATCAACACAAACCAGTAACGATGAAAGAGTTTCTGGAAAATCCTAAATTTGTTACCGAACAAGACAAACCAAGACCTTATAATAAACAACTTCTTATAGATATTTTTGATAAAACTTCTACTTGGGAGGAATTTGAAAACTTGGGAAAATATGAAGAAGTTTTATATATTGCGGGGATTGGTTCGGGCAAATCTTATGTTTCTTCAATGGCAATTGTTTATATCATTCATCGCCTTTTGTGTTTAAGAAATCCTCAAAAGTATTTTAAGTTTGCTAAGGGTACTAAAATTGCTTTCGTCAATATTTCTAAATCGTTCAGTCAGGCTAAGGACATTGTTTTTGGTGAAATTAAAAATAGAATAGACAACAATCAATGGTTTCAAAATTTTTACCCATCTGATCCTCGTATTAAATCAAAAATACGAATGCCTAAAAACATTTTCATATTACCGCTAGGATCTAATGAAGAATCACCTCTAGGATATAACATTTTTGGATCAGTTATAGATGAAGCATCTTTTCATACATTAACTAAAGATAAAGATTACGCCGAAGAATCATATAATCAAATTAAAAAACGTATTCGTTCTCGTTTCTTTAGTAAGGGAAAAATGTTTATTATTACTTCTCCCAGATATGTTTATGACTTTGCTGAAACAAAATTCGAAGAAGAAAAGGATAATCCTAGAGTATTAAGAAGAAGAACTCCTTTATGGGAAGCTATGCCTGCAGAAATGTTTAGTGGAGAAAAATTTGATTTAGGTAAATATTTATCTAGCAAAGGAAAAGGGATAATGGTGCCAGTCGAATATGAAAACGAGTTTCAACAAAATCCAGAAAGGGCAATGAGAGATTATGGTGCTCAACCATCAATGGCTATCCAGGGATTTTTTAACAATCCAGAAGTACTTAATAACAACGCTAATTATAATCGGAAACACCCCGTAAGTCTCAAAACAGGAGAGTTTTCAGAATGGTTTTATAACCATAAGGGTAGTGAAAATTTTGATACTGATAAAAGATTTATCCATATCGACTTAGGACTTAATAGAGAAGGAAAGGGGGATTGTGCTGGTTTTGCAATGGGTAAATTTAATGGATGGAAAGATGTTAAAAGTATTAAAGGCAAAATAGAAAAACGTCCTAAAATATTTATCGATCTAATGATGCAAATAAAGGCAGGCCCTAAAGATGAAATCCAATTTGAAGATGTTAGACAAATAATTTATAAACTAAAAGATATTGGATACAATATTCATCTTATTACTTTTGACGGGTGGCAATCAGTTGATTCCGTTCAGACACTAAAATCAGCAGGATTTAATGCCGATTTTTTCTCAGTAGATCGTAATCCAGAAGCATATTATACGCTTAAAGCGGCTGTTTTAGATAAACGATTAGATTATTATTACTACAAACCTCTGATTACCGAACTACAACAACTAGAAGAAGTCAAAGGAATGAAAATTGATCATCCACGACAAGGAAGTAAAGATGTCGCTGATGCAGTAGCGGGTGTTTGTTATCAATGTGGAAAAGGTACACCAGGTTACGGTTTTAAGGTAGTAGGTAAGTAATTGATTTTCTTTTCAAAAAAAGGTATATTTTAGAAAGAAATCAATTTTTCTTAAAAAAACTATGAAAATCCCAAAATTTTTAGAAAAAACTATTCTAAATAGTGATAATGTTAAAGCAAAGATCGAAGAAGCCAAGAAGAAAAGCGAATCTGATACATCAAAAGATTTGAATCAAAAGTTAACAACACAACATAACAAAGAAGTCGTAGAAGAAGTTAATAAGGCATTGAAAGCTGCTAAAAAAGATTGGTCTTTTGAAACTGTTAAGGCACTCGACAACCGATTTCATCGTTCTCGTAAATATATTACTACTTCAAGTGGAACAGAAACATTCTTAGCTAATATTTTATTATCTGGGAAAAACTATAATACATTATCAACATTGTTTAGTGATTCTCCTGGTTCAATTCAGTGTGCAACAAGAATCAAAGAAGCTGTGTTGGGTGGTGGATATGTAATTAAGCCGTCTGTAGGAGGTAAAAAGGGTTCTAAAAAAGATTTAAAAAGATTAATTGATTTTTTTGATAACCCCAATCCTGATGACACAATCGAAACATTACTTGGTGTTTGTATTGAAAACTATCTTGCTTATGGAGATTTTTATTTAGAGAAAGTACCGACAAAAAGAAGTGCCAATAATAAAAAGAAAACAATGGAAGTGGCTGAACTTTACAACCTTGATCCAACGACAATGACTATTTTAGTTGATGCTGAAAAAAAGAAAAAAGGCGTGATAGAGAAAGTTGGATATAAAAGGAAAACAACTGAGAATAAATCTGTTGTATATAATTTGGATGAGATTTTTCAAGGTAAAAGACCAAGTCGTAGAGCTTCTTTATATGGTAGAGCCGTTTTAGAAGATAATACTGCCACACTACAATTACTATTAAGGGCATTAACTTACAATATCAATATTTTAAGAAACGGTGGTCGTCCACCCATTCAACTACAATTACCCGAAGATTCTACTGAAGCAGATGCAGATTCGGTATCCGCATGGTTTGAGAAGAATTATATGGGGCCTCATAATGCAGGCAAAACATTAATATCGTTTAAAGGCGCTAAAGCAGAAACATTAGGACTTACACCTCAAGATATGGCATATTTAGAATTACTTAATTTTGGCATTAGAGAGGTTGCGGGACAATATGGAGTTCCGTTACCCATGATTGGATTCCCCGAAGGTACAAATAGAGCAACAATGAGTGAAATGAGGCGTGCTTTTTACTTAACTAATATATTCTCTTTAAGAAAATTAATTTCACAAAAAATTACAAAAGTGATTATACAGGATAGCATGAAAATTGAAGGATGGAGAATAGACTTTAAAACTGCAGGACTAGAGGAATCTGAGGCTTCAAGGCGTGACTTTATGATGGCAAGAGATAAAGGACTATATTCATTTAATGAAGCTAGAATGTCTATGGGGTTACTACCAATTAGTGAGGAATGGGCTAATAAATATTATTTAGTTGGTACTAAAAACGACTCAATGATTGAGGTGGAAAAGGCTATTGGTAGAGTATCAGATACATCTTCTCCTGACGCATCTCGTGGGAAAGATAATCGTGGGCCAGGAGATAAAGATCCTAAAGAAGATGAGAGTTCTCACGATGAAAAATAGATATTGATTTTTAATAACATTTTTGATACAATATAAAAAGTTAAAGATTAAGTAAAAGGAGGCATAATGCCAGCACCAAATATTCCTAATACAGGTCAAAAGACAATTAGGGCACGAATGAAAGTAGAATCTTTTGTTTCACCTGAAAAACCAACGGTAAAACAACTTCAAGATTTTGACAAAAAGGTAAACGATTTTCTCGACACGATTGATAATACAAAAAGATTTCTCAACGGACGTAACTCTTATTCTATTGGAAATAAAATTTATATTCTAGTTTGGTATCTTAATAAAATAGCGGATGAACCAGTTACTACCCCTTTCGGTAATAAGGTTAAACAAGGACAACCTGTTATAAAAGAAGATGTCAAACCGAATAATAACTCCCAATAAAAAACATATTAACGATGTAGAAAAAGTTGATATACCGTTCGTTAAATGTTGTGTTTGTGGGATTCCCACAACACAGGGATTACATCAAATAAGATTAATAATGGTTAAACCAGCGAAAATGCAGAAAAATAAATATACTGGAGAAATCAGACGAATCCCCCCAGTAATGAAAAGAGAAGATGTTTATTTATGCATTAATTGTGTAGAAAAGAAAAAACTATGGCCAGGAAAAAAACCAACATAATTAATAAATACAAATTATGAAAAAAATAACTAAATGGATTTTAATTATCTTTGTTACTTTAATGGTAATTGGAGCTATTGCTGGAAGTGGTGGAGAATCTGATATTGGTAAATATGCTTATAATGCAACAAACAATATATATCAAGGCAAAATTATTGAAGTAAAACCATGTAATACTAAATCAAGCATAACTTGTTATGTTACTGATTTTGGAGATATTCATAATCAATATTCAGGAGCAAAACCAACAGAACATCCAGTAGACAATGTTAATGTCAAGGATAATATATCTAATCCTAAAGAAGATTTGAAATATATCTATGGAAGTGAATATTGTGTTTTAGAAAGCTGTATTTTAGAAACACAGGAACCAACTCAAAAAGTAGAACAAGAAAAGGAAAAAGATGTTCAGCCAACACTTAAACCAACATCAATACCAACACCGACACCAACTTGGTATAAAGGAGAATATAAAATTACTACAATAGATAAACAAGAAGGAATGGAAGATTACGATGTAGGTACTATCAATGTCTGGCCGTCATATGAAGATAGAAGTCATGTTTTATTTAAATTGATAAATAATGAAACCATCAAACTAATTGATTATGATTTGAAACATGATTATTGTAAAATTCAGAAATCTGAAAAAAGTGGATGGATAGCATGTGGTTGGATAAAAAATATGCCAAAATCACCTAAGTCTTACCCAACTCTTACCCAAGTTAAAGAGGATGCAAATAAGTATGTTTGTGATTGTTCAAAGAATTGTTCTCAAATGATAGATTGTAAGGATGCATATTTCCAATTTAATGATTGTGGGTGTGTTAAAAGAGATAATGACAATGATGGAATTCCTTGTGAAAGTATATGCCTATGAACAAAACCAATATAAATAAAATAAACTATGCCTAAAGGAATTTATAAACATAAACCATTATCTAAATCAGTTAAAGAAAAATTAAGCAAATCTTTATCTGGTAGAAAGAGACCGTCTTTTAGTAAAGAATGGAAAAAGAAAATGAGTAAATCTCATAAAGGAATGAAAAAACCATGGGTAAGTAAATTAATGAAGGGTAAAAAATTATCTGAAGAAACAAAATTAAAAATGAGTAAGACACAAACAGGTATGAAAAGAAAACCATTTACTGAAAAAGCCAAAGAAAATATGAGAAAGGCTAGAGAAGGAATAAAGTTATCTAAAGAAACTAGAAAAAAGATAAGCGAATCTCACAAAGGAGAAAAGTGTAATTTTTGGAAAGGTGGTATAACTCCTAAAAATAAAGCTATTAGAAATTCTATTGAATTTAGATTATGGCGAGAATCAGTATTTGCTCGAGATAGTTATACATGTCAAAAAACAGGAAAAAGGGGCGGAACATTACACCCACACCATATCAAAAACTTTTCTGATTATCCTAAGTTAAGGTTTGCAATAGACAATGGGATAACTTTTTCAGAGAAGGCTCACAAGGAATTTCATAAGAAATATGGAAAAAGAAACAATAATGAAGCACAATTAAAGGATTTTTTAAAGAATCAATTATGGGAATGACAAACGAAGACAGACTTAAAGAAATAGAAAAGATAGCAAACACTCTCGGTATTGGACAAAATCGAGAAGTAAAATGTTTCGGATGTAAAAAAACAATCAAATTTAAAAACGCCATTACTCTGACTGACAAGAAGAAAGTTACATATCTTTGTAAAGATTGTTATAAAAAACTAAAGAATGGTAATTTAAATAAATCTCAAATAGACGGAAATGATATTTTGAAAGAACTTGAAAAAGCTAGAAAAATGCCAGAGATGGAACCAGCACATTATCTTCCACGACCAATACCTTGGACTCCTGAAACAGACAAATGGAATCCTCCTTATACAATTGGGGATAAAATAGAAACGACAGGTTCGGATTTAGATCGTTATACAGTATCGTCAATGGAATGTACGGAAATGAAAGATGTGTCAAATTTACTCTTAAAATTTGAGTCTAAAAATAAACATGACTATAAAACAAACTCCACCACCAACAGATAATCCGAGTGTTCCTCAAAAACCACTTTTACAGATTACTCTACCCGCACCTCCAAACATGGATCCATCTGCTCCTGTATCTGTCGGAAAACATAACGCTTGTGCTCAAAAGAATTTTAAACAAGTTGCAGATATTTTGTTAGCTACTATTAGTAATCAAAAATTAATAAGTTTAGCCATCACTCAACAAGATAAAAAAGTTAAGGAACTACAAAAAAGTATGAAAATGATTAGCGATAATATTAGAAAATTATTAGGAGAAAATAAAAATGGCAGTAAACACAAGTAAAAATATTGAGATACAAAAATTAAAAGCAGAATCTTTTAAAGAGCGGCTTAAAAAGCGTGAGATATGGATAAATGGCCCTATAACGGATTCTCTTATAGAAATTCTTTATACAAATTTAATTAATCTTCAAGAACAATCTCAGCAACTCCCAATAAGAGTTATTGTAAATTCTTTAGGAGGTAATCTTTTTGAATCTGTTGTGGCTACTGATCTTATGGGAACAACTCCTTGCCCTGTTACTACCGTTGGATTAGCCAACATTGTTTCAGGTGGTTTTATTATTTTTATGGGAGGGAAAGAAAGAATATGTCATGACTATACACAAATCATGATGCATTCAGCTGGTTTTGGAATGACAGATAAAGTTCCTGATATCGAAGCTCATGTTGAATATATAAAAGAAGTTCAGGGCAAACTATCTAAACTTCTTTCTTATCAAACAGCAGGAAGAACAACGGTAGGGTATTGGATGGAATTATTTGAAAGTGGTAAAGATAAATGGTTTTCTGTTGAAGAAGCATTAAAATTAGGCATTGTACATAAAGTTATTAAGCGTAAAGAAATGGTTAATCCATTTTTCTATTCTCGTCCTACTTATACTTGGGATTTATTAGATATTGCGAGGAGCCAACAAGGATAATTTACAAAAAAGAAAAAATATATGACAGGAATATTTAACCCTAAACAAATGCTTAACCCCACAGAAGATCAAACGGCATCTCTTGGGTTTGAACGTGCTTCAAAAAATGTAGTTACTCTCAATCCAAATCAATGTCCTCAATGTTTAAGGCCAATGGGTGTTAAAGGATATAATTCAGCTACTGTGAAAGTATGGACTGCTTATGGATTAGATTTTTGGTGTAATGAGTGTTTTCAGAAGGGAGAACAAGAAAATATTTGTATGAAATATCGTAATCTATCTAAAAAAGAGCAAAAGTTTGCTCGTAAAACATTAAAACAAGATGAAAGAATTAAAAATAAACAAAGGAGCTAAATGAATTTAACTTGGCGATGTCAAATCTGTAAAAAAGAAAGGCCTGATAATAAAATCAGTGTTGTAACATACCCGATGAGAGGTCTTCCAAGTGCCGAAGTTAATATTAAGTATTGCAATGATAATATGAAATGTTATCGAGGTGCTTTAGAAAAGCGTAAAAGAGGAGAATTAAAATGAATATTAAACAAAAGTGGGAAACACCAGAAGGAAAATTGTTACTTAAAAAGTTAATACGGAAGTTTGGCAAATACAAAACAATTGTCTTAACATCAACTGGTAAATCATATAAAGTGCCGACAAAAGACATATTAACTATTGGAATAAAAGGTGTAGATTTAGATAAATATCCTGAATGGAAAATATGAAAAATTGGATTTATAGGGCAAACATGGATAGTTACCAACATAAGGATGGTACCTTTATTAGTTCTGTGTCTTTGAATGGTAGTTTAAATGATGGCATATTTCTTAAAAAAATTACTTTATTGGGAGATGAAGCAAGAGAAGAAGCATTAGATATTTTGAAAAAAGACATTGAAGAAAAGAGGAAAAAATGAAAATACTTATATATGGTGATTACTATAAATGGACTAGCGGTTATGCCAGAGAGATTAGAGATATTTTGCCTTATTTGAAAAAGGGGAATGATGTTAGACAAGTGGCTTTAGGATATAACGGATACCCCATAGACAAAGACATGGTTGTTTACCACACACAAACACCCGAAGTTAAAGATCACTATGCTCAAGAAGTCCTACATTATGCTTTAGATGATTTTCAACCTGATATTGTTTTAACTGTCCAAGATTTCTGGATGCTTCCCAAAATATCTTTTGTTTTAGCACATCCAGGTAAATTCAAATGGGTTCATTGGGGTACTTTGGATTCAGAACCTTTAGATTTCTATTCGAGAGAATCATTAAAATGGATGCATTATTGCTTTTGGCAATCTCACTTTGGTGCGATTGAATGTAAACAGCTTGTTCCAGGATTAATGGGTGAAGTTATTTATCCATCAGTTGATCCAAAAGTGTTTCACAAAATGGATAAAAAGAAACTAAAAAAACAATTCAAATTAGACGGAATTAACGTTTTGATATGTAATGCCAGAGGACAACAAAGAAAGAACGTACCCGTCCTCTTAGACGCCTTTAAAGAGGTAATTAAAGAAGTCCCGAACACTACACTTATCCTGTCATCAGGTATTAAAAGAACAAAAACAGATTCAGGAGAGTTTGATGGTTATGATTTAGAAAGATTTGTTCACGAACTAGGATTGGTAGATTATATACTTTTACCACGGGGCAGAGATAAGGGGCCGATAGACGATAAAACTCTCAATATTCAATACAATCTCTCAGATATAAACATTCTTCCCTCTTGGGGTGAAGGTTTTGGGCTGCCGTTTATAGAGGCGGGCATCTCTGCTGTCCCTTCTGTTGGCGTAGACCACTCGGCGGTTCGAGAGATTGTTAAAGATAGGGGATTATTAATCAAACCACGAGCTTATACTTATAACTTAGATGGTTCAAAATATCAACTTTGTCACCCAGATGATTTAAAAGATGCAATAGTCAAATTACTTACAAATAATGCAAGTAGAATTAAATATG